CCGGGTTCCATCGGCTGTACGGCAGCAAGGTCGGCGGCGGTCGTGCCGCTGCCGTCCAGGGACTTGATGAAGCCGCACATAAGCGCCGACACTTTCGCCTTCACAAGCGCGGCGTCCTCAAGACTATCAAGCTCTACAATTCGACTAGCAATGGGGGCCAGCCAGCTTATGCCGCGCACCTGTCCCGGCCAGCGCCGCTCGAAGATGTGGCAGATGTCGGCGGCGTCGATCCGCTGCGCCGCTGCCGCCACGAAAGCAAAGTCGGGGCTTGGGCGTATGTGATAGGCGACGATGCGCCCGGTGCGGTCGAACTCGACGCCAGCAACAATGCGCCCGCCGCCGTCGAGGTCGCGGTTGACCGATGCGTCAAGCTGCTCGGGCTGTAGCACCTGCACGCGGCATTGCCCGTCGTCGGTCGTGATGAAACGAAGCACTGCCTCGCCAGCGCCGACCAGCGAGCGACACGCCAGCGTCAGGATCGCGGTGAGGTCGCTGCCGTCGATGCCCAAGGTGTCATAGGCGGGCAACCAAACGTCGTTCTCTAACACGTCACGCTTCGCCGCGTCGGGATGCGCGCTGCGGACCGTTGGGCCGTCGCCGACGAGGCTGTTGGACCATGTAGCGACGACACTCTCAGCAATGCCGGTGTTCGCGACGAGATAGTTGATGCGCGACCGGGTGAGCGGCGCAGCGGCAAGGACCGCACTGGCCGGGGCGGACAAGGACAAGTTCCCCGACCAGCGCGATCCAGCGCCCGCGCTCTCGAAAGAGCGGCGAAACATTTTCCCGATGCGCGCAAGGATGTTCATCAGTGCAAGCGCCTCTCGACGTGGCCGATGGGCCGGATGTTCTCGCCGGTCAGCAGAAAGACCTCGGCGACGAACTCGGCGAACAACTCGTCAGGCTCGATGTCGAGGGCTTCGGCAATATCGACGAGGACCAGATCATCGCCGCGCCGCGCTTGATTGAGGATGCGCGCCGTCTCGTCTGCACCGACCCGCGCCTCAATGACGAAGGTAAGCGCCTCGCGGCAACTCTCGCGGTTCAACTCCCTCATGCTGTCACCTGCGAAAGCTCGGCGCGGATCGCGGTGAGGCGTTCATCGTCCATCTTGCGACCGGCACTCAGAAGCTCGGCGAAGGCCACGCTGTCGGGCGCCGGAAGGAACGGGTCGGAAAGGTCGAGGTTAGCGGCGGCAGCGTTGGCGCGGACACGGCGCAAGACCTCGGTGACGTTGACAAAGGTGATGCGCGTCGTCGGGCCTTCCTCGCCCTTGCTGTTTCTCACGCCCACAACAAGGCGCTCGAACCGGCTGTCGAACGGGCCGGAAGCAACCTGAAAACATTTGGCACCATTGATCTCGCCCTCGGCCACGGCAAAAAAGATCGGCGCGTCGGTGTAGTCGGCCCACGCGATTGCGTTCAGCGCGGCAGCACCGGAGATGCGGACGATGTTCATGGCCTCGCTCTGTCCGATGCCGGGGGCGAGGTCGAGGCCGATGCGGGCGACGGCGGCGTCGATGTCGAAATAGCGTCCCTTCGGCATGTCGGCGGGCATCTCGCCGAAGGCATAGGCGAGCGGGTTCTTGTCGTCGCCATAGGCGAGGTTTCGGAAGCGCGCCGGGGTCAGCCCGACTGCCTGGCAGTATTGCTTCCAACGTAGCTGGTGCATGGCGGTCCGCCTCTTATGTCTGGTGACTAGACATTGATGATAGGTGAACCGGCTGCACACGCAAGCCCTAGTGAGAAGAAAACGTGAACCTGACCCCATATAGACCGCGAGGCGGCCAGGGCGGCCCGCTGGCGGCCGAAAGGCGGCTAGACCCTACCGGCGGCCACGAAGCTAGAACGGGTCACGGCGGGCGGCCTCGGCGTCGGCGGGATCGGGGACGATAGCTCGGCCTCCCGCGTGTCGAGGTTCAGCGTCAGCGCGGCGCGGGCGGCGGTCGAATACACCAAACTATCCAAGGCGTGATTTTCCCTGCCGGGGATCGCTTCGAGCCGCACGACCGGCTTGCCACGCGACATGCGGGTGACGCGGCGCTCGCTCACAAGCTGCTCGAAATAGATCGGCTCAAGCGTGTCGCTGAACCTGATCGCGCGACCCTTGGCGAGCTTGCCCAAGATGCCGGATTTTATTCCGTCGACGCCGACCAAGAAAAGGATGCGGCCCTTGGAGCGCGAGCGTGTGATCGCGGGCCGACCGAAACCGGCAGCGCCTTTGATGGCGAACACGCGCCGGGACGTGCGCGCACGGCAGAAGCGTTCAACGGTGTCGTAATGCGAGCCGCTGCCCGCGTCGATGCACGCCGCGTCCACTTTGAGCGAGCCACCATGCGGGTGCCGCCATCTGCATTTCAGATGCTCGTCGAGGTCGAGCCACGCTTCGTCGGTGTCCGGTGCGCCGTAGATCGCGCGGTGATCGAGGATGAACGCATCGCCGATCTTGGACCAGCCGACCGTCGTCGCTTCGAGCCTGTCGTCTTGCACGTCCACGCCCACGGTGATCGCCAGCACGTCGGGCGGAATGTCGTCGAGACTGAACGGCTCGGCCCTTGTCGCAAGCGCGGCGTCGTCAACGTCGTCGACCGCATCGCGCCAGCCCTCGGCCAGGACGGTGTTGACGAAAACCCTAAGCTCGTCGGCGTCGTCCTTGGCTTGAAGGAACTCGGCGGCGAGCTTCGCCCATGATGCGTTGGGCAACAAACTAACCAGGGCGTTTAGGCGGAAGCCCGCGTGCCCCTTAACTTCTGGTTTCGTGACGCTCCATTGTCCGGCCTCCACCATTGCCGTCTTGCACGCATGGTCGATCAGGTCATTGCAATGCGGGCAGCGGAACGCGGCGGTGTCGGGCTTGCCGTCTTGCCACTCGATGTTCGCCCATTTGATTTCGGTGCAAGCGCCGCACGATGGGCACGGTACTTCAAACACTCTCTGATCGGATTGCTCGTAAGCGCGAAGCACATGTGATGTGTCCGCGTCGAGCGGCGTGCTGCCGACGATGATCTTGCGATTGTCAAAGCTCAGGGTGCGCTTCTCGGCGAGCATTAAGGGATTGCCCTCCGCGCCGACCTCGGCAGCGTCGGCTTCGTCAATCAGGAGAATTCTGGCGGTGTGGCGGCGCAAATTTCTTGGCGCGCGGGCGGCGACGACCTTCAAGCTGCCGCCCTCGAACATGCGGTGCGCGATGCGATTGCGACCGGCTTCGTTCCGGCCCGGCTCGCCGAGAACGCCACGCAAGGCCGGTGATGCGGCGAAGATCGGCTCGATGTCGGATGCCATGTAGTCGCGGCAATCGCTCTCGGTGGGCAGCACGACGAGCATGGCGGCGGGGTCGTTGACGACGTGATGCGCGATCAGGCCGGTCAGCAAGGTCGTGAAGCCGCTGCGGGCACTCTTGACCAGCGAGACGCGTTCCAGCGCCGGGTCGGCCAGGGCGTCAGCGATGCCGCGTTGTGTCGGCCATAGGTGAAGCGGTCCACCTTCCGCTGCCAGCCCATGCGGCAAGCGGACGGTTTGCTCAAGCCATTCGGAAAGCGGTAGCTGCGGCGGCGGTCGTAGCGCCTCGGCGGCGCGGGACCAAAGCTCAACGATGGGATCGGGGGAGCAAGACACAATGGCTTTCGGCCAACTTATCAGCGAAGTAGCTGCCGTATGAAAATGATGGCCGCTCCGACGGCTCCGCCCAAAACTGCCCGTGCGGCAACAGCAAGCCAATAAAGCGGATGGAAATAGATGCAGTCCCAGTCCCCTTCGCACCAAAATTTCCAGCTAACAGTGCGCCAATTATATGGGAGGTTTCGGAGGTCGACTTGATAAAGCCCCACCACCGTTCCTATGACGAGGCCTAAGACAACCGCAATTAACAAAGCGATTTGATGCTCGCGTTTCCATTCGCGTGGGTTCATTTGGCTGCAAGCTCCTCAAGCGCGGCGCGTAGCTCTTGCGTCAGCACGACATTCTGGCGCGGTTTCAGATCGCGGACACGACCCGGCACCGCCAGGATGCGATTGCGGAACGCCTTGAGCTTCGTGCGCCAGAACGCCTCGACCGCGTCGGCCTCGACTAGCTCGCCGCGCATGATCCCGGCCTTCGTCTCTGCGAGGCTCGCTTGCGCCTGTCCAAGCCGTGCCCTGGCCGCAACGGCATCCTCGCCGCCACGCGCTGCGGCGGCCTCCCTCAGATGCCGGACATAGGCGGTGATGGACGGCTCAAGCTGCCAGTGCCCGCGCTTGCCAGCACTGGTGATGATCTCGCGCTTGGCGAGGTCCGCAACGGTCTTGGGCGTCGTGTCGAGCAGCTTGGCGAGCGCGCCGGTCGTGATTTGGGTCATGCGCTAAGTGTATCACGCATAGGCGGCGCAGGGGGTTCAGGAAAGCTTCCTGGTCTGCTTGGCTGCGATCTCGGCCTTCACGTCGTCATAGAGGTCGTTGAACCAAAACTTAAACATGACCTCGCGAAACGCGGCCGCGTCCACGTCTTCATCGACAGCCAGATTAAACTGCTGCCTGATTTCCTCAGCATCGGCCTTTGGGTTTGCGTCGATGATCTGCTGCAAAAGCTCGGCGAGCTTGGCCTTCGCGTTGTCTGCCATTTGCCTTCTCTCCTATCTGTGGGGTTCAGTCGCCAGCCTTAGCGACACGGTAATGCTCGGGCAGGTGCGGTGCCCATTTACAGTCGCACCGCACATAGTCGTCACAGGGTCGGGCGAGCCATGCGCGGAAGCCGCGCGTGCCTAGCTTAACGGCGGGCTTGATATGGTTATGCGCGACGATAGTGCCGTCCGGCGCGACCTTCGGCGTCTCGGCTAGGTAAAGCCGGTCGGCCTCACCAGCCTCGAAGGCGTCTTTGTGTGCCTTGTCGCGGGTCGCCAAGCGCGCACGGAAGGCGCGCTGCCGGTCGGCGTTCGATAGTGGCTTCTGCTTCATCGGATGACCTCCGTTACGGTAACGAAGATCAGCCTTAGCCCGTTACCGTAACGCAAGTCAAGCGGCGCGGGCGACTTAACCCCCACAAAGCGATGTTGCGGATTTTGGATTTTCGGGGCGGTGCTCCCCCGCTGTAGCTCAGGCCAGCGAGGACCCAAGGCTAGGCCAGGGCCACAGGGCGCGGGTGCCCGCAATGCGCCCTTATTTGCTGTCGGGTCAAGCGGGCCGTGCTAACCTTCCTCTGTTTCGGGCGGAAGGGGTTTCCCGATGGAGCAGTTCTTAGAGGATATTGGGGTTTCGGCGTTAGTTATCGTCATCCTCATATTTTATTTCGGCGGAGGCTTTAGGCGTCTCGTGCGGGGAGATGTGGCCGACGATTTTCGACGCCATGCCGAACAGGCGGACAACAACGAGCGGCCGTATAACGCAGCGGAAAACCGAGCCAAACTTCAGCAGCGTGACGCCGGGCGGGTTGTCCTCAGCACGGCCATTGCTAACGCGTGGCGGCGCATCTTCGGGCGTCTTTGATAGCAGGCGATAATACAAACCTAGCGCCCGAGGGTGCAAAGTGGCGCGCGGACAGCAGCGCGGCGGTCGCAGTGCCTCTGTCCACCTTGCATGCTCGCATGCAAAGTGCGTGTGTCCGTGCCTGGTGGTCGGCGCTCACAGATGGCGCGGTGGCGAAATCGCCGCATGAGACTGCTTAGCGCGGAACGCCGGCCCCGTATGAGCTGAATTCTCTGATGTCGTAGAGGCCTTGCCGGCATCGCTTCGCTTCAACCTCGCAGAACGTGCCGCGCTCCGGCCCTTTGTCGTAGATCACGTCCAAATCGGCGCGGCTCGTATAAAGCGCATAGCGCGTCTGCTTTTCGTCGGCGGTGACGCTGATGATGTCGAAGTAATACTGCAGCCGTTTGGCCTTGATGCCTTCGCGGCTCACCGTATCCCAGCCGCAGCTTGCGCGTCCGCACGGCTCGACGTCGTCTATGGCCTCGGCTTCATCGGCGATCGAAATTCGCTCTCCGGTCTTTTTGTTTCGCCAGGTGATATCGTAGTCGGGATCCTGCGTTTCCCAGCGACCGGTCGTGGGGTTCGTCACTTCGAGGAACGAGTGCGAATTCAGCCTGCTGCCTTCCGTGTTGTAGATGGCAATGATGCGGGTCTCGTAGCCAAGTTTCCGAAGCACACGCGCCATCAGGTTCGAGCGCGAGCTGCATTCCATATGTATGGGCTCGCCCTCGCGGCTCTTGGCATGAGCAACCAGACCCGACACGAGCGCTACTGGGTCGCCATGGTTCGCCCAAAACGCCTTATCGATTTTGTGCACGCTGTTGTCGTTGATGAAGGCGCGGAGCTTGTCTGTCCGCGCGTGGAAGTCGGGCACCGCGTCGAGGTCAAGGAGCCCGATGATTTCCTGGTCATAGGTGTCGACGCGCAGTTGTAACTGCCACTTTCTGATGAAGTCGACGGCACCCCAGGCGAGCCCACCAAACACCGCGACCGCCGCGAGCACGACGAAAACGCGCCTCCATCGGGTGTTCCTGGACATGGGCTCCTTCGATTTTGGCGCGTCAGGTGCGTATCTGGCGGTGGGGATGCTGCCTACCTTCTCGCAAGAATAGGCACCTGGATTGCCGCGCGGCGGGCGTAAAGATCAACATGCGGTGCATTTTAGGAAGCCTTTCCGTGGTTGCAAGCCTCACGCAGCATCCGGCGCGCGATGCGCTTCTCGGTGCGGCGCTCGGCACCGCTGGTCGCCTTCACGGTCGCATCGAGATAGTCGTCGAACAAGCCGAGGTTGCCTAGCTCGGCAACGCGGACGGCGTGCTGTATATCGCTTTCGGTCCAGCCCGCTTGCCTGGCGATGATGTCCGCGTCCACAGGGGCACCCAAGCCGCCCTGCACGGCCTCGCCATTCTCCAGCTTGGCGATGCGCGCCTTCGCCTCGGCGGCCCTGGCGGCGGCGGCGGTCGCGTTCTCTTGCGCCGTCGCGGCGTCCCTTGCGGCTTTAGCCGCCATCGCCTTCATCGCCACCGCTTGATCCTCGCCGAGGTCTTGGAAGGTTGACCAGAAGCGGTCGTCGGCCTTCGCGTTCTCAAGCTGTAAGGCACGCTGCTCGTCGGGCAGCACCATAGGGATGCGCTCATGGACCTTGCCGAAGATGATCGCTTGCATGGCGGCATCGACGCGGTTTGACAGGCTGGCAAGCCGTTCGTGCAGCTTGAGCCAGAAGGCGAGACGGTCGCGGGCGTCGGTCGGGTCTGCGATAGACCCTAAGCTCGCAACATGCTCATGCCGGACCTTGCCATCGACCCGGCGGGTTTCAACAATGCTCACCTGCAAGCGGTGGGCAGTCTGGCGGAAGCGGACGAACATGGTGTAGTGGTAAGGTGATTTGCACAATGCGGAAAGCGTTTTTCGCGTGCCACTACGCCCGCCCTTCCACTTGCTCCGCCCTCATGTGCGGTGGCTCAGATTGCTTTCCACCGGTCGGATGGTTTGTCGTCAGCACCCATGTCTCTTGGTGGTTCGCCTTGCTGCGGTCGCTGCTCATGGCGCGGTCAGATGTTGATGGGAAACCAAGCATCATCCCGGCGCGCATCGTCTGCGGCGGTGCAGCGGGTGGCGGTGTTTCAGGTTTGACGCAAGTCCGGCCCCTATAGTGCTTAGTAAGTATATGGGGGGTCACACTTGCGTCACCGGCACTTGCGTCAGCCTTCGCCCCCCGTCGGCGGCGCTCCCACGTCGAGCGGCTGATCCCTTCGGCCTCCCAAGGCTTCGTGCGGGACAGGCTTTCGGCCTCATATACCGCGCGCGGCTTGCTGCCAGCGGCCCGGCGCTTCGCCCTCTTGGTTTCCGCCTTGCGCTGTGCGCGGCGCTTCTCGCGCTCGGCCTTGGGCACGTCGACGGCCCCGATGGTGCGGATGCCGAGAAGGGTTCGCACGGCGTCGTCGAGTAGCCCTATCTCCGCGCCAAGCGCATCGGCGCTCCACTTGTAGGGCTTCGCCAGGACGCGCCGCACATAGGCCTCAAGCTCGTCGCCCGGCATCCAAGGGCACCACGATGCGGCATAGTCGCGGATGATGCTCTCGGGGTCGCCGTTGAGGCGGGCAACGTGGTGGGCCAGGGGAAAGAAGCTCTCGCGACCGGCGTCGTCGTCGGGCAGACCGCCATAGGTGAAGGCGAAGAAGCGCGTCAGGTCGCGCACCCTACGCTCCGGTAGGCATAGGCCGCCGCTGCCACGGTCGCGCTTCCTGGCGCGGTTCTCCATGTCCACGTACTTGTCGCCGATGCTGCGGTCGCTTGCGGCGCGGTCGGGCCGCTGATAGACATGACGGGCATCATCTACGTCGTGATCTATTGCGCCGCTTCCGGTCCTCCCAAACCGGGGCGGCGCTTCTCGTTTGGGGGGCGGGTCGGGTTCCCACCCTTGGTTCCCAACGCGGTGAGCCTCAGAAAGCCCGCGCGTCTGCGAAATTTTCTGCCGTCCCTCATTTCCGGCGGAAAAATGGCTGGTTGAGCGCTATCCACTGTCAGAAGAGCGCTTAGAAGAACGGCGTAAGCTATTCTCTGCTATTATACTTTTACCGGTAGAGACTCCCGCGCTTGGGGGC